TGGATCATCGCGCTGTCCACGTCGGACATGATCCCGTCGCGCATCAGAGTGACGACGACCGGGAAGCCCAGGTCGATGTCGAAGGTGTCCACGGAGGCGTGCGCCATCAGGTCGCCCCCTCCCCTCGGAACGTCTTGTCGATCGCGAGGCCCAGGGCTCGAGCGATCATCTCTCGGTTGTTCTCAATGGTCACGCCCATCCGGAGGCGCGGCGGAATGGCGACTGACTTCTTCAGCGCGTAGATCGGGACCGCCTTGCCGCTCGGTTTCGTGATCATCACGGCGTTGCCTGCGATGAACGTCGGTCCGTAGTCTTTTGTCCTGTAGCCCCTCCCGTCCTTCACGATGTCGTAACCGCTACGCTTCACGCCTCGAGCGGTCATCGTGATGGGCAGCGGGATCGTGAGATACTTCCTGGGCGGGTTCGGCGTGATGTTCGGCAGCGTCCCGCCAGCGCCGACCGTGCCGTACTCCTGGGTCGCAGCGTAGAACGCTCGGCGGCTCCCCGCGCGGAGCACGATCCGAAGATCCTCGAGGGTGCGACCCTCGGCGGTGCCCTTCACAGACTGCGCCAGAGCGCCCGTCCTCGAGCCGATCGCTGCGGCCCTGGGCTTCGACACGGCCCGCGACGACGTAGCCGAGAAGCCCTTGACGACCTCGCTCTGGAGCTTGCCGCTCGCCACGACGAACGCCGTGCGGATGTTCTTCGCGAGCAGCTCCGGCTTCCGCACCATCGCTGCGAAGAGCTTCCCGTTCTGGACGATCAGGCTCCACCCTGACCCGCGCTCCACCTGTCGATCAACCATTCGCGGCGAACCTCAGGCGGCGGTAAGGGGTGAGCGCCTCGATCACATCAGGGACCAGGGCCAGCGGCTTCTCGTAGTTGATCGACGCGCCGCCCACGTTCATGCTCGCGCCCTGGGGGCTGTCTCGACGGCGCCACATCGCGACCGTCTGCACGTCGGCGGCATAGGCGATATCGCCATAAGCCGAGATCAGCGCGGCGGTGTCAGCCGCGAATCCTGCCGTGTAGACGACTTGCATCACGTTCGGCGCCGCCGCCATGTTGTTCCCCTTCCAGTTCGTGATCGGGTAGAAGAGGAAGTTGACCATCCCCGTCTCCGCGTCGAACTTGTAGTCGTCGGCCTCGATCGGCGTCTCGCTCGCATAGTCCCAATCGAGCGCGAGCTTGATCGAGCTCACGGCAGTGACGGGGTAAGCCCGCAGGAAGAGCACGTCCTGGCGAGGCTTGATCGGGTAGGTCTCCGTCCGCTCCTTGGCCTCGAGCGGTCGGTCGATGTAGTTCTCGATCCGCCGAGTCGCCGCCGCCACCATCGTGGTGAGCACGGCGTCGTAGGTGCTCGAGCTGATGTCCAGCAGAGCCTTCACTCGGTCGATCGTGGTCGCGTTCATCAGTCAGCCGTGGGCTCGTCTGCCGCCTTCGCCTTCTTGGCCCGTGCCTTCTTCTTCGCCTTCGGCTTCGGGGCCTGGGGCGCCACGCCGTTGAAGAACGTCAGCGTGTGCTGCACGTCCTTCGGCATATCGCAGCGGATGTCGCCGTCGCACTCCTCGAGGACGGGCTGGATCTGGCCTCGCGCATCCCACAGGAGCGCGGAGGCATAGTCCCGGCCAGCCGGACGCCCTGCATCCTCGAAGCCCTCGAAGAGCTCCCCGCTCTCAGCGCGAACAGAGCCGCCCGGCCAGAGCACCGTCTGGCCTTCCTTCACGCGGTAGACGCTCACTCGTCGCCCTCCTTCTTCTTGCGGCGCAGGATGCTCTTGCGCTTCTTCTTCGCCTTGGGCTTCTCCTCAGCGGGCTCCTCGGCAGTGATCGGCTCGGCCTCCTCCACAGGTGCGGAGGAGGTGAGCCGATCGAGGTCACGAGGTGAAGCCGGAGTCTGCCGTTCGGAGAGGCGTTCCAAAACCTCGGCTTGCTCGATCAGCGTCCGGCGCTCCTTCCAATCGTCGGCGTCGATGATGTACCCCCGCTCCCCACGGAGCGTCCCATCGGGGTACACGAGCTGGCATCCTTTTCTCACCCTGCACTTCATTCGCGGCCTCTGGTTCAGATGTTGATCTCGCACGCGATGGCGTGCGCGGTGTTCGTCGGCTGCGAGAGCGCGATGACTGAGGCGAACGCATCGCCACCAGCCACGACCAGCTTGCCCCGCAGATAGCGTTCGCGGCTGTTGAGCAGCACGCGGATCCGCCTCGTTTGGTCGTTCGTTGATACCTGCGGAAGGTCGGAGCCTGTGACCTTCGCCCAGGAGTCCGCCACGCCGCTGTCTGAGGACTCCTCGAGGAAGAAGTCCACGGTCCCGGATACGGCGCCCGTGTCGATCACGAAGCAGATCGCGTGCTCGCTGCGCGTGTCGATCGCAGCAGAGACGTGAGTCGTGTCAGACCACTCCTTCGCGTGATGAAGCGCGTGGAGCCTGAAGTCTTTGTGGAAGTCGGGAAGAGCCATAGCAGGGGGGGGGAGCAGCAGGACGCTCGAGGGTCTCGAGCGCCCTGCCGCGTCAGATCAGACCTCGAACGAGAAGGTCGCCCCGTCGCCCGTGTAGTACGGGGTCAGGATGACGGAGGCGGCGAGTTCGCACGCGCCCGTGGCGACGACAGCCTTCACCTTCAGGAAGCGATCAGTGCCTTGCAGGTTGATCCGCCCGACGAAAACCGCGTCGTCGTTCGAGCTTGAGACCTGAGCGAAAGCCGCGCCAGTAACGGCGCTGTAGCTGCCGCCAGAAGTCGTGGCGGCTTCAACAGTCACGTCGGAGGTGCCTCCGTGCGTGCCTGCCGAGAAGACGATCAGAGCTTGGTGATAACCAGCCGTGTCGATCGCGGCGCTGTTGTGCGTGGAAGCGGCGTAGGAGTCGGCCTTCAGGCCAACATCAGCGGCGAATGCCGCAACGTCTGAGAGACTCATGTCTGGATCCTCCGTAGATCAGGAAGCGTAGGTGAAGGACTCAGCGTGGCGCACAGCGACATCCACGCGCATCGTGGCGCGGATGTGGGTCTGGTCCTTGCTGAAAGCGTCGTCCGAAGTGTCGGACGCCAGGAGACGCATCCCGCCCCAGCGGGCAATCATCACGTCGTCGAAGTTGCCGAAGAGCATCGAACGGGTGTCCCCGCCACCAGTCGGCGCGACCATCTGAGTCGAGGTGCGGACGGGGTAGCCGAACAGCGTGTCCGCGAAGCCTGACGAAGTGTTCACCGCCGTGACGGGAACGTAAGTGCCTGCCCCGTCTTCTTCGATCTGGCGGCACTTCGAGAGCGCCAGGGGGTGCATGGCCCAGCCAAGACGACCACGAAGCGCGTTTGCGGTGTCAAGGTCGGTGATCGCCTCCATCAGCTCGCCCACGGTCGGAGCCGCTGCGGTCGTGAGGGAGGTCGTGAAGGTGCCCGCACCAGCGGTCTGCATGATCCCCGTGGGCTCGCCAGCGCCGCCACCAGCGCCACCGTTGAGCACGCCGAGGTCAACGGCAAGGCCGAGCTGCTGCGCCAGGTCCTGCTCGATGATCGAGTCAGCCGTGGGCGTCGAGGTCTCGAGGAGAAGGTTCGAGAGGATGACCCGGCCAGCGACCGTCTTCGGGGTCATGTTGATCTGCTCGAAGCCAAGATCGCTCGAGGTGATCGTGGAGTTCTCGGAGACCCAGTAGCCCGTCGCGGCGGTCGTCAGCTTCGGGATCGAGACCGGGACGCCCGTGCAGGGCATATCCCGAGCGCCCAGATCGTAGGCGATGACGTTCGCCTTGAGCTTCTCGATCACCTGCGTGATGGCCTCCTCGGGAACGATGTAGCCGCCCGCCGTGTCGGTGCCCTGGCTCATGGCCTTCTCCTTCATCTCGGAGAACACCTCGCGCTCGTAGGGGGCATCCGCGAAGTCCTTGCGGGCCAGAGCGCGGCACGCGCGGGCCATGCTGAAGGACTCGCGAGCTTGCGACTCGTCGGCGGCCACGACGCCGGGGAGGGACATCGACCGAGCTTCGGTCAGTTGCCCCTTCACGTTGCCGATCTCGTCCTCAAGGCCACGGATCTGGTCCTCGAGCTTCTGGCGGTTCGCGGCGTCCTCAGAGCGCCACTCCCCCATCGTGCGCTCGAGGGAGTCCCCGAGCGTCTTCAGTTGCGCCTCGAGGGCGCTCTCAATGTTCTGCATGGTTCAGGTGTTGCAGTCGGTTCAGGAAGTCTTCAGTCACAGATCGCAGGCTCGCGTCTTCAGCCGGGGGCGACGACGGAGCGGGAGAGATGCCATCGGGCGAACCATGTCCGCCAGCACGCTCTCCACCGAAGTCGCGGATCCGAACTGTGAGATCGCTCACAGAATCGACCAGTGTGCTCAGTGCCCTAGCCTGCTCGGCCTGGGCATCCACGAGGTGGGCGAACGACGCGGTGAGGCTCTTCTCCTTCTCCTCTTCCTCGTCGTCCTTGTAGCCGGAGCCCTTCTCCTCCTCGTCCGGCTTCATGCCCATCTCCTCGTCGTCGTAGTCCTCGAGGTTCATGAGGCACTCCATCGCCATGCGAAGGTGCCCCAGGGCCTCAGCCACGCCCATGTTCTTGGCGGAACGCTGCTCAGTGCAAGCGGTCTCGCAGAGCTCGTTCGCGACGGCCACGGCCTGATCGCTCTCCATGCCCTCCTCGAGCAGCTCCGGCACCTTCCGCTCCACGCACTCCGCTTGGGTCTCGCCCTCTTCGCGGCAGGCCGGGCTCTTCGTCTCGCTGCCGACGAAGGCTCGCACCTTCGTGAGCGTGGAGAACTTGTGGCCCACCAGGGTGTCCGATGCCTCGCCGTCGCGGTACACGCGGATCAGCGCCGCCGGGTCCTCCTCGGTGCCCTCCACGCTGAACGAGCTGTCGGGGATGTCGATCGTGCCGCCGTCCTCGATGCGCTCGATCTGGCCCTCGGCGGATCCGCCGCTGCTATCCCAGCGGACCATATCGCCCACGGAGAGCGTGCCCGGCTCGGCCTTCGTGTGAGCGCCAAGATCCACGAAGCCCCGGATCTTGGCCTTGAGGCGCTGGGCCATCTCGTCTTCAGTCATGGGGATCGTCTTCAGGAATCGGTCCACGGTGCGGTCGCCTACAAGGCCCGCTGCCGCGAGTGACTTCGCGCCCGTGACGAGCGCGGAGGGATTGGCGGGAACGGAGACCACACTGATCTCCAGCAGATCCGCGCTCGAGTAGATGACGCCATACGGCGGCATCCCGAGTTCAGCCTTCTCCTTCTCGGTGGCTTCCTGCGCCTCGCGGGGCATGAACCCCACGGACACGGCGTTCAGGAACCCGCCCTTGGAGAGCTGGTAGATCGTATCCGCGAACTCATGCGCCTCCGGCGGCGCGAACTCGACCGACGCCAGGAGCGCAGGCTTGCCGTTCTCCATGACGCTGCGGCGCACGTTCGTCGCGCGTCCGATCGGCGGCACGTTGCTCGTGTCGTGGCCCCACAGGATGACGGGGTTCCGCTTGTAGGTCGTCAGGTTCCAGCCCGCGACCTTGATCACGTCGCCCATGCGGTCGGGCGTCTCGTCGCTCGCGATGTAGGTCAGCGTCCGCTCGCCAGACTCAACGGGCACGGAAGCCTTGGCGCGGATCTGCGGCAGGCCGCTCGCCTTGAGGTTGAGCAGCTCGCGGGCACTGAGATCCTGGGGATTCGCGCAGAGGTCGGTGAGGAATTGGTGCGTCATCAGAGGTCGCTGAATTCAGGGTGGACGCCAGGGAGAAGGACGCAGCGGCAGTTCGCGACCTGCCCGGCTCCAGCTTGCGAGTCGCCGGGGTAGCGGAGCCCATAGCCGAACTCCTGGCCGAGCGGGACCACGCGGCCATTGAGCTCGGCGTGCGACTCTCGAGCGCCGGGGTTCGCGAACCACTCCGCTGACTCGTAGCCCTCAGCCTCAAGCTCGCCCAGCCGCCCGAAGTTCGCGGCGGCAGTCGTCTCGGTCCTGGCGATGAGGTCGGCTCGCTGCGTCGTGCTCAGGAGCGTGGCGTTGAAATACTCCTCGCTCTGCTCGAGGGTGGCCCACAGAGCCTCGCGGATGCTGGAATACTGGGCGTCGGGATCGCTGATCTGGCGCACGATCGCACGCTGAATCTCGAGGCGCAGGTTCTCTGCGATGCCCTTCAAGATCGGCGTGTTCTCCGCGAGGTACTGCACCACCTTCGGGTTCTCCACGCTCAGGAAGTAGGTGGACGCCGAGCCCGTGATCTCCGTCGCCATGTCGTTGGCGCTCGTCAGGATCATCGTCCCGATCTTCGGGCCAAGGGCCGCGACCATCGCGTCCTCGAACTCCTCGATGTTGATCGCGAGCAGGCGCTGGATCTCGGCTTCGGTGTAGATCGCCTTCCGCTTCGGAGCCGCCCGCTCGGTCGGGTTGATCGCCTCCTCGCGCACGCGGCGCCGCATCGCCAGGACCAGATCACGCAGCACGCGCTTCGCCGCCTTCGCCATCTTGGCCTCCTCGGCCTGGATGCTGCGGTCCCAGTCCTCCCACGCGCGGAGCTTCGCCTCGTCGCCCTCGAGGGCCTTCGTGCTGCCCTCCACGCTGCGAGACTTGCCAGGGTCGAAGGCCCAGTTCTTCAGCGAGATATCCCGCTTCGACGGGCAGTCCCCCACAGGCTCGCCCTGCTCCATGTTCTTCATCCGAGCGATGAAGGAGATGGCGCGGTTCGCCGCGCGGACGTGCGTGCCGTCCCAGTCTGCCTTCTTCGTCTCGAGCAGGCGCAGGTTGCGGTCGATCACGGCAGTCGGGTTCTGGGATGCCTTGCGGCTGCACTCCGTCTCCCGCCACGCCTTGAGGTCGGACGCGCTCATGTTCACGGAGGCCCGCCACTTGGCGAACACCTCGTCGAGCTCCTCGGGGTCCACGGCCTTGTCCACGATGCCGCGCACCTCGTCCTCGGACGGGATCGAGCCTGGGGCCACTTCAGCGAGGATCCGCTCGGCTCGAGCCTGATCGAACGGGAAGGCTGCGATGATGAGCTGGATCACCGTGTCCTTCGGGAGTCGCCCGCTGGCGTACTGCTCAATCAGGTTCAGCAGGCTCTGAATCTGGGCGCCGTTGAGCGACACGCTGGGATCCGCCGTGGCCTCCATGCCCTCCGCTGGCGCGGCCTCCGGCTGCGGCTCGTCGCCCTCCGCAGGCTCCGCTGCGGGAGCCTCCCCGAAGACAGGGACCTGGCTGACGGGCATGTACGCCTGATCGACGTGCTCAAGGTCCACGTCGTCGAGGTTCATCCCGGCGAGGTCTGCCGCCTCGCGGAAGGTGCGACCGCCCTGGGCGAAGAGCTTCAGCGCCCGCTCCACCTTCGAGTCCTCGTCCTCGCGCAGTGCGCCCACGCCGCTTGTGTCGAAGCTGACGCGGTACAATTGCTCGGGCCCCATCAGCCGCCGCACGAACTTCGTCTGGAGCTCGTCGGCCAAGAAGTCGAGGAACGGGGTCACAGTCACCTCCCAGAACGAGCGGAACGCGCTCTGGCTCGAGGCGTAGTTCAGGCCCTCGGTCAGCCCGATGATCGGCTTCGTGACGCCGAACACGCTCATGATGGTCTCGCGGTTCCAGGCTCGCATCGCCTCGAACTCCATCTCGTGGGGCGAGAACCCGATCTCCTCGTAGGTCGTACCCTGGGGCAGCACGGCGGTCTTCCGGTGCTGGTCAGGCCGCTCGTGAGCCTCTCTCCACGCCGCCGCGATGGCGCGGCTGTCCGCATCGGTCAGGTGGCCCTCGACGCTTAGAACGCCTCCAGGGCTCCCTCCGTTGGAGAGCAGCGCCTCGTCGTAGCGGTCCAGCACGAAGTCCTTCGCCGCCGTGCGATACGCGGCCTGCATCGGCCCCATCCCCCGCAGCGGGTTGTAGGGGTTCGACTGAGCGATCTGAATCACGGAGCGGTGGTCGAGCTCCACGCTCCCCGCCTTCGTCGCCATGCGCCACGCGCGAGGGAGCTGCGTCTTGTCGTCGATGATCTCCTCGAGGAGATCCCCTCGGACGGGCCAGAGCTCGTCCGGCACGCGGATCCGGTCCTGGGGCTGGATCGGGCGGATGACCCCGTTCTCCTTCGTCATCATGATGAGGAAGGTCTCGCCGTACAGGCTCTGGGTCTGGCTGACAGACTCAAGCCACTTGCGCTGGCTCATCAGCGCGTTCGGCATCGCGAGCAGGTCCACGAGGGGGCCGCTCTCCACGGGCTCCATCTCGCCGTCCGAGGTCTGGCGCTGGACGACCAAGGGAACGCTCGAGACCGCTCGGGCGATCGCAGAGACGCAGGCGTTGACCCACGGGTGCTGGGCATAAGGGCGCGTCAGCGTCGCGTCCCCAGCGAGCTGCATCATGAACCGATAGCCGTACCGCCCCGCGTCGGTGTCGCTGTAGAGCTTCGACGTTTGGAATCCGGACGAGGTTCTCGCGAAGGGCGAGGTCTCGTCCTGGCGGCTGGTCTGGGCGGTGCGTTGGACGCTCACCCCCCCATTGTGGACGAGGTGCGGACCTCGAACCAGCGCGGTGTCAAGCGGATTCCCTAGATGTAGGGAGGGCCCGCTGAAGGGGGTCAATGGGTCGTACTAATGGCGCGACCCAATGACCCCCATAGATTCGCCCCTACCCCGGCCCGCCCCGCCGCTTGATCGCCGCCGCCGTCATCGCTCGGTTCTCGATCGCGATCTGATCCGCGTCCACCTCCAAAGTGATCCACATCATTTCGCAGTCAAGGCACACGCGCTGCCGCTTCACGCTCCCGCCGCTGTCGATCGAGCGGGTATCACGCACGCGGATGCGCGTGCTCGCGCACTTCGGACACTTCATTCGGTTCCTCGCTTCAAGGGACGTGCCGCCACGTCTGGCGCGTGACGACGTAGTGGATGGCGACGTGGCTCACGCCGTACTTCTCGCCCAGGGCGGCAAGGGTTGCGCCCTTCGCAGCCTGATTCCGGATCGCGCGGACCTCTCGGGCCGTGAGGCGAGCCATGCCGTTCTTCTCGCCTTTGCGGTTCTCGAGCTTCATGCGGTCACCTCGAGGTCCATCCGAGCTCTCACGAACGCCTCCGCTTGCGGAGCGCAGAGAGCGTTTCCGTAGGCGCGGAGTCGTCCCACGCGGGAGGGAGCCCCATCAGCCAACGGGGAAGAGCCGGGTTCAATCGGGCGCCATCGGGGACCGTTCGGGTCGTCGCAGCGGATCCAGTCCGGATGATCCCAAGACGCGCCGTCTCGGCTTGCATGGTCAGATTGGTAAGGCTGATGCCTAGCGAGGACCCTTTCTCTCGAGCCCGTCGCTTGCGGTTCAAGAACTGCTCGATCGTTCCTCCCGGCTCCTTTGCCGCAGGTGTCGCCCAGCCCATGCGCATCGGCCACGAAGTAAAGTCGCTGGCGGATATGCGGAGCGCCGACGCTCGCAGCGCAGGTATCGAGTGCCCCGCAGGCGTATCCCTCTCCTTCCAAGTCAGAGCGAACAACGTCGAACCAGCCGAGGCCGTCCTTGCTCGAAACCTGTTCGCCAAAGATCGTGCTCGGGCGTCGTGCTTGAGCGAGCCAAAGAACGGCAGGCCATGCGTGCCGCTCGTCAGAAGTCCCTGCTCGCTTGCCTGCCGCGCTGAAAGGCTGGCACGGGCAGGAGGCTGTCCAGACGGGTCGGTCGTCGGGCCAGCCTGCGGATCGCAGGGCGTGGCTCCAGACTCCGATCCCTGCGAAGAAGTGACACTGTGTGAATCCATCAAGTTCCTCAGGTGCGATATCCCAGATCGAACGCTCGTCCACGACGCCAGGAGCGATGTGCCCCGCGTCGATTAGGTTCCGCAGCCACTGCGCTGCGAATGGGTCGATCTCGTTGTAGAAGGCAGTCATCCCAGCAGCCTTACAAATTCCGGCACGGATTCCCATCAAATAAAGAACGGCACGCGCCTCGAGCTGCCCCTCGAGAAGGAAAGGACCCACGCATCCGCGAAGTCCGGCGACCGCCCCTCCATCCTTGAGCGGATCTTCTCCTTCGGCTCGATGCGGAGCTGCCCGTTCCCGCTGAACTCGTACTGGATCAGGTTGCACTCACGCCAGATCGTTCGGCGGTACGCTTCGGGCACCGAGGCGAGGCCCTGGTCTAACGCGCAGCGTGCGGCCCAGTAGAGCTCGCTGCGGCGGTTCTGCACCTTGACCTCGGAGCCGATCGTCTCCGTCCAGTCCCCCACTGGCCTCGCGCCGAAGTCCACCCCCTCCACGTTGTAACCCTGCTCGCGGAGCCGATCGACGACACCCGCGCCCAAGCCGATCACGTCGATGTGGACGTTCTGCCAGGGCACGTCGCGCTGCTTCGCGTACTCCGCGATCCGCGCCGCCGTCTCCATCAGGTCGCGGTTCTGCCAGCTCTGGGCGTCCTCGACGCGACCGTTCCGAGTGAACACGAGCGTGTTCGAGTCCCCCTGCCCTCGAGCGATGTCCGCGCCGATGTGGAGCCCCTCCACGTCCGGGTGCTCGTCCGCAGCGGCCTCAAAGCTCGAGAGCGGGAAGATCAGGAAGTCCCCGCCCACCTTCGGGAACTCACCCATCACGCGGACCTGATACTGGGCCGACTCCTCGCCCCAGTACTTCCGCTGGTCGTCGATCCAGGCCCGCTCGATGAACGGCACATCGAACGCGCTGATGCTGTGACGGTGCCAGTTGCCGCGCTGGCTGATTTGGAAGAACTCTCCGTCCGGTCGGTTCGGGTTCCCGAGGACAAGCCAGTAGCAGCGCCCGACGTTCATGTAGCCGCGCATCGCGTTGAACACCCAATCCTCGACCGCGCTGGCCTCGTCGATCACGGCGAGCAAGTCGCCGTAGCCGTCTTCAGTACCGCGTCCCATCAGCGCGTGATGCCCTTGGAGCGTCGTCTCGTCGTTCGTCGAGAGGCCCAGGGCGAACCACTCCGGCGAGAGGTTCCACTGCTGCGTGAGCGGCCCAGGGCCAGGGAGCTCGCGGCTCGAGGTCTCGTAGGCCGATCGGATCTTCCGCCACAGGAGCCGGACCTGCCCGCCCGTGCCCGCCGTTGTGATCACTCGAGCGTTCCTCCTCGAGGCCATGAACCACAGGATCAGCTCGCTCGCCAGGGTGCTCTTGCCCGCGCCGTTGCAGGTGTACGCGACCACCTGCCGGAAGCCCTCCGGGTTCGCGAGGTCTTCCGCGATCTCGGCCTGCTTGCTCCAGGGCTCGAAGCCGCGCACGTCGCGCATGAAGCCCACGGGGTCGTGGACGTACTTCGAGAAGGGGGCTGGCTGGGGCCGCGTGTCCACGGTCCCAAGGCGCTCGCGGAGCTTA